ACAGCTCAAAACTTCACGACAGCTACTGATGTCTACAATACTGCCGTAGGTGCAAACGCAGGCGCTTCAGTCACCACGGGAGTCCAGAACACCCTCGTCGGCGGTCTAGCTGGTGATGCTCTTACAGCTAGCGATTTCAACGTAGCTGTCGGTTATGGAGCTTTGAGTTCGGACACTTTAGGTGCTAGAAATACTGCGGTAGGTCAGGAAGCATTAGGCTCTCAAAACTTTACTACGGCAACGATTTCTTACAACACTGCCGTAGGCATGCAGGCAGGGCGATTAGTCACCACGGGAATCCAGAACACCATCGTGGGTGGTCTTGCAGGTGATGCTCTTACGGATGCGGATTTTAACACAGCAATTGGTTATGCCGCTCTGACCTCAGACACTCTTGGATCTCGTAGCACTGCGATTGGCTATAATACATTAACCTTTCAAAACTTCACTACGGCTACGAATTCTAATAATACGGCAGTTGGTTTTGCTGCAGGACAGACTTTGACCACGGGAAAGGGCAACACCCTTATCGGCACGTTTGCAGGTTATAGCTTGACTACAGGTGTTTCAAATACATTTGTTGGCATGGAAAACACTAATGAATTTGGCGCAGGACACCTAGTAACCACAGGATCAAGAAACACGATCCTTGGAGGTTACAACGGCAACCAAGGTAGCCTCGACATCCGCACCGCAAGCAACCAAATCGTCTTGTCAGATGGTGACGGTAATCCACGGGTTCATGTGGATAGTAACGGAACTACAAGTTTATTTTCGGGTACTTCCAATACTCTAGAACTCAATACAAGCTCAAATTCAGCAGGTAGTAACAATCTTATAAGAGGGTTTAGTGACAGTGATATAATTAGTGGAGGCACTGTAAGATTTGTAGTTTTCCCTAGTGGTAATGTTCAAAATAGTAATAATTCTTATGGTGCTATCTCTGACCAAAAGTTAAAAGAAAATATCGCTGATGCTGGATCGCAATGGGATGACATAAAAGCAATTAGGGTACGCAAGTACAGTTTGATTGCAGATTCTGAGACCACAGCAAATCGCCTTGGCGTTGTTGCACAGGAACTAGAAGCAAGTGGCATGTCTGGTCTTGTTGAAGAGTATACAGATCTAGGCCCGAATGATGAAGATTTAGGAACAACAACTAAAGGAGTTAAGTATTCAGTGCTTTACATGAAAGCAATCAAAGCTCTTCAGGAAGCAATGACTAAAATTGAAGACTTGGAAGCACGAGTCGCAACACTTGAAGCAAACTAAGGAGATAATCCATGACTGACGAAGCAAGAACGGACGAAGAAAAAGCACAGATGTACCAAGCCATGTTAGATGGCGCGAATGTCATCACCAGTGTGCTTGACGCAAACAACGAGTATGGCAATGACCTGACCAATGTTGAAAAGCAGGCAAAGGTTTTGCGTAGTGCTGGTTATCTTGAGCATGGAGTCGCATTGACCGATTGGGGATCAGAAGACTTTACTGCTATTAACGCTGCGATCAGTGCAGCAAACGCATACGACCCAGACGCATAAGGAAAAAACCGTGCAAATTAACCTAGAAGAAAACGAGATCAATGCAATCCTAGCGATACTGGGCGATATGCCAAGTAAGTCAGGCACTTGGCCTTTGATGATGAAAATTAAGGTTCAAGCTGACGCGCAACTCGTTGAGCCAGAAGAAGACGAAGAAGGCGGCGAAGAAGAGACTGAAGAAGTCGTAAATGGCTGAGATACAGTTTCAGATGCACCCGCTACCGTCAGTGTTTTTGATGGAGTTGGACATACCGACAGAGTTCGTTGAATCGTGTAATGACTACCTTGATGAGCTAGTCACACAAAACGATAAAGTCAGCGCAGCGCATACGTTGGTGGGCCAGATCAAGACAGGCGAGCAGCTTGTAATGGATCACGAAGATCCAAGGCTGGCACCGTTTTCTAAGTTCTTGTGTGAGATGGGCGTGACGTATATTAACCAGTTCATGGCCCAATCTGGTCAGGTGCTGGACGGGAACAGAAACGTCGAGATGGATGAGCTATGGTCAGTCCACAGTTATGAGGGTGACTACAACCCGATACACGATCATGGCACAAAGACTGTGATGGGTATTAGCTGTACGACATGGACGAAAGTGCCGCCCCAGATAGTGCAAGGGCCAAGGCCGGGATCGCAAGAGTATGGTCTGTATAACGCCTCTGGCGAGTCAGACGGCTGTTTGTGCTTCAACTACGGGCAGTCAAGCACATGGGATAGAGAACGGCTCAAGCCTACGCAGAATGTCGTAGTCAGGCCGCAAGTAGGTAGGCTATATATGTTCCCATCATGGATGCAGCACATGGTGTATCCGTTTCAGGGCGAAGGCGAGCGAAGGACAGTAGCTGCCAATATCAATTGTTTTCCTGTAGAGGGTGAGCAAAATGGACATAAGCATTAATGATACTGCTCAGATTAGTTGGAAGCAGGTTGCGGTTCAAAAGCAAGAGCGCCTACGGACAGGTGCAGAAGGTGAGACTGTGCGTGAAACAGTAGAAACAATTATGCCAACGGTTTATACCAAAGAAGGTAGCAAGGTCGAAGCTCAACCTCTTGCATCAACACAAAGAGTGAATATAAGCGTATGACACCCACTGAGAAGGCAATAGCCCAGATTGAAGCGCATGAGCGTGAGTGTGCGGTACGTTACGAGGCTATCGAAAAGCGCCTCGCTTCTGGCAGCAAACGATTTGATCGTCTCGAAATGATGATTTGGGGGGTCTACGTCACAGTCGTTGTAGCTGTAGCTTTACCGCAATTTATTTGAGGTAAGTCCTATGGTGATCGAATCTGTCGCAGCGGCTGGGATGCTGCTGAACCAAATTAACCAAGTGATTCAGCAGGTTAACGAGACAGGTTCGGGCGTACAGCAGGCGATGGGGCTGATCTCCGACTTTGGAGAAGCCCTTAACACGTTTGAAGTAGACCGTAAAAACTCTACGTTCAAGGCTCTTAGCCAAAATGACATCCTCAAAATACAAATGCTTCGTAGGCAGTATGAGAGGCATTGGCAAAGCGTAAATGACTTGCTTTTGGTTGCCGACCCGAAGCTCTTGGAGGATTTCAAAAGGGCCAAAAAAGAACAGGAAGAAGCACGACAGAGGCACTTAGCTATGTTAGCTCGAAAGAAAAAAGCGCGTGCTATTCTTATCAGCCAGATTTTAGTGGGAGGAACCACGCTCCTCCTTGGTGGAGCAATAGCGGTTGGAACCATCTTTATCGTTATTAAGATATTCGGATGATGGCCTTCTTGTTAGTCGTTGTCATTAACGGCGAGCCAATACCCGATCAGTTTTACTTTCGAGACATTACACGGTGTAACACGTTTGCGTATTACATCTCGACGGGTAAAACTAAGATCAACAACCGTTACCAGATGCAGGAGAATGTGACTGCATACTGTATACCGAAACGAGTGCCAGCCAATACGAAGACGTGGGATTAGGTTATGAGCAGAGAAATTTCATCAATCAGTCGCGTAGGCACTACCGAGCCTTTTGAGCTACAGGTCAAGCGCGGTCAAATCGGATGGCATGAAGCCATCTTCAAGTTTGGGTTTAATGCAGATGTTGATGACGCTTTAGAGACGGTGTGGGCGCAAGGCGGGTTGTATAGCTACATCGAAACTGCAACGGTGTTGAAAGTATCCAGCTCTTCCACGAATGATACATCAGCAGGAACGGGTGCCCGTACTGTTACCTTGTCTGGCTTAGATGCTAACTATGCAGAGGTAAGCGAAACAGTAACCCTGAACGGGCAAACCGCTGTCAACACCACTAAAACGTACATCCGCATCAATCGGATGGTGGTAAATACTGCCGGGTCTGGTGGGCAGAATGCGGGTGTTATCTATGCAGGTGATGGCACTGTGACATCAGGCGTACCTGCTGAGAAGTACGCAACGATTGCTATCGGTGACAATCAGACTCTTATGGCGCTGTGGACGGTTCCAGCAGACTACACAGCTTATCTGTTACAAAAAGATATTACTGCCGCTACGGCGCAAAACAACAAATACGCAACTATTCATCTGGTTGCGCGCCCCTTTGGAGAAGTGTTTCAGACTAAAGACAAACACGTTCTCGATAACGGCGTTTTGCATCAGACTTACACCATCCCGTTGAAGTTTACAGAAAAAACAGACATAGAAGTTCGCTGCATTGGAGATTCTGCGTCTGCTGATATAGCCGTGTCTGCTAGTCTTGATATTATTTACATACGAAACGGTGATTCTCTATGAAATTTGCAGCTATAAAGAACATTATCGGTGGTTTAGCTCCCACATTGGGACAAGCTCTGGGTGGGCCGCTAGGTGGTACAGCAGCCTCCGTAGTCGCCTCTGTGCTGGGGTGCGACCCTGAACCAAAGGCACTTGAGAGAGCCGTGCAGAATGCCACGCCTGAACAGCTTGCTGAGATCAAGAAAGCAGAGCTAGATTTTGAAGTGCGAATGAAAGAGTTAGACGTAGACGTATTTGCGCTTCAGACCGCCGATACACAAGATGCACGTAAGAGGTTTTCTGGAGACTGGACGGCTAGACTAATCGCCGTCATGTGTGTGCTGTTTTTCGGAAGCTACATATTTATGGTGACGATACAAGAACCCAACCAGAACTCAGATGCTGTCATCAATCTAGTCTTGGGTTATCTGGGTGGTATCGTCAGTAGTATCATTAGCTTCTACTTTGGGGCTTCGCAGTCGGATTCAAAAAACAATGACTAAACTAGTCGAGATGCTAAAGCTACACGAAGGTGTACGATCTAAGGTATATGTGTGTAGTGCAGGCTACGAAACGATAGGTGTGGGTAGGAACATCTCAGAGTCTGGCCTTGGGCTGTCTGATGACGAGATTAATTATTTACTGGCAAATGACATAGAGAGAGTAAAGGGAGAGCTATCTGAGACATATTTCTGGTTCGTCGCTATGAATGAGGCCAGACAGGATGCCATGATCGACATCTGCTTTAACCTTGGTCTGACCAGATTGAGAGGTTTTGTAAAGGCTCTTGAGGCTATGTCGCGTGAACAGTTTGATATAGCTGCTGATGAGTTTATGGATAGCAAGTGGGCGCAACAAGTGGGAAATCGTGCAGTTAGGGTTACTGAAATGATTAGAACCGGAGAGTATAAGTAATGGGTTTATTCGACCAAAATATACAGACCGGCCCTAATGCTCAACAACTAGGCTTTGCACCTCCCACAGCCCCAGCAAACTCTTTTACTCCGCCCGGACTGCCCGTTGGCTACGGTCAAATGCAAGGTCAACCTCTTCTTTCAAGAAACCCTAACTACGGGGTTCCTACAGGCATAGCGGCTCTACTTGGCGGTCAAAATCCTATGGGCGCTCCACAGACCGGGGCTTTGCTAACGCCTCAGCAGGCAGCCCCAAACCCTATGGAGGGTATTAATCCTCTCACAGGCCAGCCTTTTCAGACGTTTGATGCTGGCGCAACGACTGATGCCATAACGCAGGGCAGGCAGGCTGAAGAGCAGCGTCAGCGAGACATGCTTATAGCAGCCCAAGAACGCGCTGCGGCAGAGCAAACAGCTACAGAAACAGCCGCTCAAGCAGAAAGAGATAGGATTGCAGCAGAACAAGCTGCTGCGGCACAGGCAGAACAAGACCGCATAGCAACTGAACGTGCTGCTGCTGAAGCCGCTGCTCAAGCAGAAAGAGACCGTATAGCGGCAGAGGCGGCGGCTGAAGCAGAGGCAAAAGCGGAAGCAGACCGTCTTGCTGCCGAGGAGGCTGCTAGACAAGAGGCTGCTCGTGAGCGCGCTTCTGGCAATGTTCGCCGCTCAACAGGTATGGGTGGAGAAAAAGGCGGTGGTATAGGTCAAATAATGATGGGTCAGCCAACCCCAAATCCGACAGGAGACTACATCCCTTTTGTGCCCCCCCAGATGCCTGAGTCTATGCCAGCGCCCACACCCACACCAAGACCAGTAATGGATCAGTCTTTAGGTGACAGGTTGCGGGGTATGGGCGGCATGTTTTCTAATGCTATAGCTCCCGGTGATCCGGGTTATGAGGCTGCATTGGCAGAAGCTGGGCCGGGATCTGGTGGTTTATTTAGCGGAGCTATTCCCGGTCTTACGCCAGAGCAAATAGAAAACATCAAGCAAGCTCAAGAGCAAAGACGGGCTTCTGGTCAAAGCGGATTCTTGGGTAAACTTGGCGGAACTAAAACAAACCCAATAGCTGATATAGGCAGCATGGGTGGGGTTGGCGGAATGATGGGCGGCATTGGCGGCATGACTGATCCTGCGGTCATGGAGCAAGTCAGGCAGCGAGTTGCTGCTGTACAGCCTCCTCCACCAGTTTCTACACCTAAGCCTGCAAAGAGTGTAGGTAGGAGCAAAGGGAGACGAAAGCCCGTGCCTCCAAAGCCAAACACCGAGACTGTAAAGAAAAAACCCAAATCATCAAGATATGGGGGGCGAAGCAAAGCACCCACCACTAAGTCTCGCGGCAGACGTAGGCGTACCCGCTAGACATGGCTCTTAGTAAGATAAAGTTTGCTCCCGGCGTTAACAAAGAAGGCACAGAGTATTCTGCTGATGCTGGATGGTTTGATGCTGACAAGATTCGATTTAGGCAGGGTAGGCCTGAAAAGATTGGTGGATGGGAAAAGTTTTCTGAGACTTCGTTCTTAGGAGTTTGCCGGTCAATACATGACTGGTCTTCTTTGGAGTCTATACGTTACATAGGCCTTGGTACGCACCTTAAGTTCTATGTAGTGTCTGGCGATCTGTTCAACGATGTTACGCCAATTAGGCTGACCACTAGCGCGGGTGACGCGACCTTTGCAGCCACCGATGGCTCCTCAACCATCACCATCACAGAGACTGCACACGGGGCGGTAGTCAATGATTTCGTTACTTTCTCTGATGCAGCAACACTTGGCGGCAATATTACTGCGACTGTTCTCAATCAGGAATATCAGATCGCGTCTGTGCCCACGACAAACACCTTCACCATCGTGGCAAAAGATACTAGCGGCGCGACTGTAACCGCTAACGCAAGCGACACTGGCAATGGCGGCAGTTCAACGGTAGCGGCTTATCAAATCAATACCGGCACCAACGCCTTTGCTACAGGCACTGGCTGGGGTACGTCAGGGTGGGGTGTAACTGCTTTTGGTAGCGTAAGTAGCATTTCTTCAGCAGGTCAGCTAAGACTTTTCAGCCAAGACAACTTTGGAGAAGACTTAGTATTCAACCCTCGTGGTGGCGGCATTTACTACTGGGATGAGTCTTCAGGCACCGGCGCAAGAGGGGTAAACATATCCAGTTTAGCCGGTGCTTCTAACGTGCCAACCATTGCCCTGCAAGTCATGGTTAGTGACATAGATCAACACGTTATTGCTTTCGGGTCTAATCCTATTGGCTCTAGCCAGATTGACCCGCTTTTTATTCGGTTCTCTGATCAGGAGAACGCAGCAGACTGGACTCCTACAGCAACTAACACCGCTGGTGGTGTAAGAATTAACTCAGGGTCTCAAATTATTGGTGCGGTTCAGGGCAGACAAGAGATACTGGTGTTTACGGATGTCAGCCTGCACTCCATGCGGTTTGTTGGCGCACCGTTCACGTTCCAGTTTCAGACCGTAAGCACTGACATATCTATGATTAGCCCCAACGCAGCCGTCAACGCTAGGGGTTCCGTCTACTTTATGGATAAAGGCGGCTTTTATGTCTACAACGGTTCTGTGCAGCCTCTTCCGTGCTCTGTAAAAGACTATGTGTTTTCCAACCTTAATGAGGATCAATTGTTCAAGGTCTTTGCAGCAGAAAACAACGCATTTTCTGAGGTTATCTGGTATTACCCAATAGGTTCTGGTGACACGGAGATAACCAACTATGTCAGCTATAACTACGCAGAAAACTTGTGGAGTGTTGGCACGTTAGCTCGTGGAGCATGGCGTGGCGCTGGCACAAGGAATAAGCCTTTAGCTACGTCAGTCATTACAGATACAGATAACAACTACCTGTACTCTCATGAAGTCGGCTTTGATGATGATGGAAGCCCAATGACCGCTTATGTAGAAAGCGGCGACCTAGAGATAGAAGAGGGTCAGCGGTTCATGATGATTAGTCGGGTCATACCTGACTTTGCTTTCAGCGGAACAACCTCTGATGCGTCAATAGATATGACGATCAAGGGCAAAGACTTCCCGCTGGGCAGCACCAGCACCCTTGCAACAGCAACGGTCACATCATCTACAGATCAAAATCATGTCAGGGCTAGAGCTAGGCATCCTATTGTCAGGCTAGAAAGCTCAGGCTCTGGTTACGGCTGGCGGCTTGGTGATCTGCGTTTTGATATACGCTCAGACGGGAGGCGCTAATGGCTGGTACAAGAACAACCCCTCTACCCATACCAACGCCTGAGTATGATCAGCAAGAGCAGGGGCTAACAAGACGCACCCTAGAGCTTGCGATGGATCAGATTGAGAACGATGTGGTTCTTGCTAAGACCCAAGGCGACAAAGAAGGCTCTCTTGCCATGCGCCGCTTTCAGTTTTTGCTGATGGGTGCCTCATGACAGATGCGATCAAAGTTCTGGGTCAGGCTGATGTTTCGGCAACGACAACGACTACGCTGTATACAGTCCCAGACCTGACGCAAACGACTGTTAGCTCACTAGTCATATGCAACCGAGGCGGCTCTGCCATCACGTTCAGGGTTAGCGTCCATGTAGCTGGCGCTTCAGCAGATGACAAACAATTTATATTTTTTGACGAAGACCTTGCTGCCACCACCACTAGAACTGTGGTCATTGGCATGTGTCTTGGTCAAGCGGATGTGGTCAAGGTTTACGCCAGTGCCGCTAATGTAAGCTTTAACCTATTCGGTGTGGAGACAAGTTAATGGAATATGTAAGAGGACAGATGCAACAAGCGCCATTACAGCCACAAGCAGAGCAAATGGCGCAGTACGGGCGATACGGCGACAGCATGCTCGTACACATGAACCCAGCAGAGGTTCAGGGTATAGCGTCTTTGACCCCCGGAGGGTTGACCAAAAACCCTGTTACAGGTCAGCCAGAGGCGTTTGCATTCCTTATACCTATGTTGGCAAGTGCATTAGCCCCTGCGGCGTTTACGGCAATAGGAGGTGGGGCTACTGCTGGTCTCGCTGGGCTTGCAACCACAATTGGCGCTAACAGCGCCCTAGCGGGAGCTATTGGTTCTGGTTTAGCAACAACTGCCATTACCGGAGATCTCAAGAAAGGCCTCGCCTCTGGCCTCATGGGTTATGGCCTTGGTTCTGCTTTAGGTGCAGGCAAGGATGCAGCAAGCGGCATGACTGAAGCCACAGCAAATCTTGCCGATGCATCAGATGCCCTGCTTACAGGAACTGCGGATGCAACGACAGAAGCCATAAAGGCTGGGACAGCAATACCAACAGCGGGAACAAATCAGGCCTTGGGGGCTTTAACTGATAGAGTTGGATCTGCGGGTAAAAGCATTGCCGACATCAATGCAAGACAGGCTGGCTTGAGTTTTGCAGATAGAGTTGCTCAACCCTTTTCTAGTGACGGGTTGGCTGCTACAGGAAAAGGGCTGCTAACTAAGTCTGCGGCACTACCTCTTGCTATCGGCTCAGGTCTTCAAGGCCAAATAGAGATGGAAGAAGGCTACGAGCAGATGGCTCGGCAGACTGAAGCTGACCGGCAGGCAGAAGAGGATCGCGCCTATGATCTGCTAGGCACATCGTTGGATCTGGCTGGTACAGACTTTGGTATTGATACTTCTGGTATGGGCCGACAGTACGCTGCATATGACCCTACAAACTACGCACGGGCTGGTGGCATTGTTTCTCTGAACCCACAGGAGTATCAGCGCCAGTTAAGCGACCTTCAAAACCTCGGCAGAGCGCCAATACGCATGGACATGGGCGGCCCAACAGGCGGTTTTAATCAAGGCATGGGTGGAGGCGCTCGGTTTGGTTACGGCTCTGCCGCATCCAGACAGGCACAGCTAAGAGGCCCAGTGGCTAAGACCGCAGCAGAGCTAGAAGAGGTTGAATACAGGCCCGGATTCGGCCCTGAGATTGAGTATTTCAGAGAGCGCATTCCTGAGATAGATGATCCCAAGCCTGACACGGATACAGGCACCACTACCGACACAACCACAACTCCAGACTTTGATTTCTCAGACATGGTTACAGGCCAAGGTATTGCTCCGTTTATGTCTGAAAAAGACTATGACGCACTAGTTGCTCTTGCGACAACGCCCAGAAGAGGAAGGAGCGTAGGAAGCAAAAAGTATCAGGCAGCTAAAAAAGAATTTGCGGATTTAGGTCTGACCGGCAACAAAGAAGAAGACTTCATGAGGTTTGCTCCAAATATGCAGAACCTGTCTTTTGACTACACCAACGCTTATACGGGCATGCAAGAAGGCGGCACGGTGCCAAGCGCAGACCCTCTCATAGAGCAGACCATGATGGCTGTTATGGGTCAGCTTTCAGAAGAAGAGGCATCCGTTGTTATTGATCGGTTCTTGGATGAGTACGGAACAGAGGCTTTTCAGATGCTTAGAGAGCAAGTGCTTCAGAGTGTTCAGCCAAACGCTCAGACAGAAGGTCTAATTCAAGGTGAAGGCCGTGGTATGGATGACATGATCCCCGGCACTATCGGCGGTCAGCAGCCTGTAGCAGTGTCTCCCGGCGAGTTTATTATCCCAGCAGACGTAGTCTCAGCGGCTGGTGATGGCGACACAGGCGCTGGTGCAAAGCGTTTTGACGCGATGCTTGATGAGATAAGGATGCAGAAAACCGGCACAACAGAGCAACCAGATCCACTGGTAGCTAGAGATGGAGGCCTAATACCCGCATGAGCCAATTGTTAAGCTTTGACGAAACAAGGGTTAGGGATATATCCCGTGAGCCAAAGGTGCGTAGCAAGACAGCGCCAAGAGAAGTTACTCACACAATCACAATGGTGCCGCCTAATTATGCAGAGACGTTGTGGCCTGAAGTCAGAGGACAGCTACTCAAAGCGGTAGCAAGATCAAAGGGCAGGTGGAATGAGGATTCACTTCTTCAGTCCATAAAGCTAGGTCATCAGCACCTATGGCTAGCTTTTGACGAAGATCACAAGATAGACGGGGTAGGCACTACAGAACTGGTGTCTTATCCGGCAAAAAGGATGCTTACGATACAGTTTTTGGGTGGTGCCAAATTCAACGACTGGGTTTGGGACATGCTTGAGCGATTTACTGACTGGGCAATAGATAATAACTGTGACGGCATAGAAGCTACTGCTAGGATGGGGTTCTGGAAATGGCTTCAGCAAGACGGATTTGAGCGATCATATGTCGTTTACGAGAGGAGTTTAAGAGATGAGTAAAGGTGGTGGCGGCGGCCCTCAACAAACCGAGAGCGTAGTAACACAAACAAATCTCCCTGAGTATGCAAAGCCTTTCTACGAGGAGATGCTTGGTCGAACAGTGTACGAAAGTACTCGACCATACGAGACGTATCAGGGTCAGCGGATACAGGACTTCAATCCGTTTGAAACGACTGCAATGCAGGGCATGGCAGAAATTGCTGGCGCTGGCACTCCTCAGCAAATCAGATCAGCAAGCGACATTGCCACTCAGATAGGTTTTCAACCAACCAACATGGGGATGAACATTGCTTCTGGATTTAATCCTCAACAGCAATTCTCTAATTATCAAGCTGGCACCATAACTTCTGGCTACCAAGCGCCTACAGACGCAAGCCTGACCCAAGGATTCACAGCAGGAACCCTTGATCCAACGTACACTCCCGGAACCATAGCATCTGGCTACACAGCAGGCACTAGAGATTCCGGCTTTGATCCCCAAACCTCTACGGTTGGCTATCAGGCTGGGTCTTTTGACCCCGGATACATGGCCCGTGAGTTAGGGCAAGATTACTCTGCAAGAGACCTGCAATCTCAATATACGGGCCAAGGTGACTTTGGCCCCGGCTTCCAAGCAGGGACTGTTGCAGACACGGCTACAATTCAGGATTACATGAATCCTTATCAGCAGCTTGTGACCGATATAGAGAAAAGAGAGGCAAGAAGAGCTTCTGATACGCAAGCGGCAAATATCTCCCAACAAGCAGCACAGGCTGGCGGTCTCGGCGGTTATCGTGAAGCTGTTATGCAGTCTGAGCGAGAAAGAAACCTTGGTCAGCAGCTTCAAGACATTCAAGCGACAGGTGGTCGCGCAGCTTTTGATCAAGCGCAACAAGCTTTTGAGGCCGATAGAGCAGCAAGGCTTCAAGAAGCACAGCTTGGTTTGCAAACTGGTACTCAAGCACAACAAGCGCTGCAACAAGCAGAGCAGCTTAGGCAGGCTGCATTTGGCACTACTGAGCAGGCGCGGCAAGCGCAACAAAAGATGGCAATTGACTCTTTCCAAGCTGGTGAGCAAGCAAGACAACAGGCTGCTCAGCTTGGTATGACGGCTCAACAACAAGCAGATGCAGCTCGACAAGCTCAAGAAAAGTTTCGTCAAGGAGCGTTTGGTCAAACAATGGAGGGGGCCGCTCAAGCAGAGCAGTTTGCCCAGCGTTCATTTGAAGCTGGAGAAAAGGCTCGGCAACAAGCTGCTCAACTTGGTTTGTCAGCGCAACAGCAGCAAGAGGCTGCCAATCAAGCAGCGCAGCGTTTCCGTTCTGATGCGTTTGGACAAAACCAGCAGATGGCTTTGGCTCAACAGCAGGAAGCCAGAGCGGTATTCCAAGCCCGTGAGCAAGCAAAACAAGAAGCTGCTCGCTTGGGTCTTTCTGCACAAGAAACTCAAGAGCGTATGGATCAGGCTCAAAACCAAGCGGCAATGGCTGCTAGAGAGTTTAACGTCCGTTCAGCGCAAGATAGAGCGCAGCTTGGGCTTGCAGGGCTACAGGCTGATCAAGCTGGCAGAGGTCAAGCACTTGACGCAGCGCGACTACTTAGCTCGCTCGGTGGACAGGAGCAGGCAATGGCCTTTGACAGGCTACAAAACTTGCAGGCTGCTGGTGAGATACAGCGAGGCATGGGTCAGCGTAGTCTGGACATGGGCTATCAAGACTTCTTGCGTCAGCAAGCGTTCCCAAGAGAGCAGATTGGATTCTTCAGCAACATGCTTCAAGGTCTGCCCGTCACTCCCGGTAGCACTATGGCGAGCTATGGCGTTCAACCGTCCACTGGTCAGCAGCTTCTCGGCGCAGGCATTGGTGGTGTAGGTCTCTACAATGCTCTAGGCAGAGGATAATCGATGCAGAACCTAATCCAGCTAGAGGATGACGTAAAAGGGTTGCCTGATCAGGCGCTACAGCAGTTAGCCCAGACACCTAATCCACAGGTGCCTCAGTTCCTTGTCATCAGCGAGATACAGCGCCGTAGCGACATGCGTAAGCGGTTTGAAGCTAGGCAGCAGCAACAACCTCAAGGTACAGTTGCCCAGCAAATAGTTAATCCTCAGCCGCAGGGCATAGCATCAATGATGCCCCAGCAGGGTATGCCGCAGGGCGGCCCTATGCCTATGCCGCAGGGCGGCCCTATGCCACAACCCCCTATGGGTCAGCCGATGCCTCAAGCGCCTACGCAGCAGCCTATGCAGCAGCCTATGCCCCCACAAGGCATGGCGGCAGGCGGGGTTATTCGTATGGCTGAAGGTAGAATGGCTACGTTCCCAATTAATCAAGCTCCTGAACAGTCATCTATTATTGGTCAAAGAATAAATAACCCGTTCAACATCAGGCAGTATAATCAAGGTTTTGTTGGAGAAACCGGCGCTGAAGATGGATTTATAAGCTTTGAAGACCCCATGTACGGGGTTCGCGCTGCTGACAAGGTTCTCACAACGTATGGCAGGGATCGGGATATCGACTCTATTCGCGGCTTGGTGAGTAGGTTTGCCCCTCCATCAGAGAATGAGACACAAAGCTATATTGATTACATCTCAGGACAGCTAGGAATAGATGCCGACGCGGAGATTGATTTGTCTGACCCTGCTATGCGGTCAAGAATACTTGCCCCAATGGCTAAAATTGAGTCTAGAACCGAATACACCCCCGATCAAATCACAGCGATGATTGAGCAGGCAAATCTGCGTCAAGGTGAAAGTGGGGCGACACAGTTCCCAACACCAACACCAAACATACAGATGCCGATGCCAGCAGGCCCGGACATGGATGCTCCTAGAGAAAGAGCGACTAAGACAACCACTGAGTTCTTGCCAATACCCCCGCAGACACCATCAGAACTAATGACCGGCATCTTTGGTGGAAGAGAGACACCAGAGGTTGGCGATATTATTAGGCAAACCCGTGTATCAACGCTTCCAGAGTTAGAGAATGCATTGCCGCTTGTGGCACGACAGCCCACAAGAAAGCAGGCTGAAACAGGTGATGTCATTCGCATGGCAGAAAACACCAAGGTAGACCCAAAAGGCCTGATCACTACAGATAACAACCCTGTTTCTGCGATCATAGAAGACGCTGCCAAGGGTGAGATACCACCTACCACCGACATAAGCGGCTCACTAGACATCTTAAGACAGTCTAGAGGGGCTGCTGGAGACCCCGGATCGGCTGTTACTGATCGTCTTAACTACTTGATGGGTGGTGCAAAGAATCTTGAGTCTAGAACTGATGAGATATCTGGGTTGGGTCTGCCAGAGTACGGCACAAGAGAATATAACCGCCAAGTTGCTGAAATGGTTAAGGACTTTCAGGTTGATCCTGCTACAGCAGAGCGTATGGCACAAGAAAGGCTGGCTGCTCAACCAAAGCCTGACCGCAGACGAGGATCTACAAGAAGAAGAAAAAAGGCAGATCCTAGTTTCTTTGACACGGGGCCAGCAGGAGATCCAAGAGGACGTAACTTAAAGGCGGCACAGCTTCGTGAGGAAAGATTAGAAGCTGAAAGATTAGCCAAAGAGGCAAAAGAGGCAAAAGACGGCGCTGCCGTAGCAGGAACTGATGACGCAACAACTAAAGCCGCAGAGGCAGCAGTAGCGGAGACATCCGCCCCTGATCAAGAAGCAGCGCAGCAAGCAGCGGATCGTTACATACAAGAGGCTAGGGCTGCCCGTGAGGCTGGCCTTATGAGCAAGGAAGAGCTTGCCAAGAAAGAAGCTCTTGGTGCTGCCCTGATACAGCTTGGCGCTGGTATTGCTAAGGGTGACCTAGCAGAGGGTCTGTCTAAAGCAGGCGTTGCTGCACAGGATGTGCGTGAGAAGGCCCGTGACAGGGCTTTACGGGCTAAGTACTACGATTCTCTTGCAGACAGATCCAGCAAGACAAGTATGAGTCTTGAGCAAAAGAGAATTGTCGAGACCGCCGAATCACTTCTAGAGGGCGCTACAGGGCCAGATGGCAAGCCTCTTTTTGTTGGCAGCCCAGAATACACAGCAAGGAAGAATCAAATCATACAAAGACTAGCTGAGGAGGCTGGCATCGACATGACTGCCGCCCTTGCTACCTCCGAAGATCCTACTGTCAGCGCAGCGGAGGCTGCTACACCAAGTTCAGCAACCTCTCGTTATGTGATCAACTAGTAATGCCAGATTACACCCTGACAGACACTGTTACCGGCGAAACTATTAGTGTAACTGGCGACTCCCCTCCAACGCCTCAAGATGCTGAGGAGCTTTTTCAGGCTTATTACGAAAGAGAAAGAACCGCAGCCGGTCAGGCGCTAGAAACTGCTAAGGGTGTAGGCCGAGGCTTTGCCAATGCGTTCTTGTCTGCTGGCGAAGGTCTTGCAGAGCTTGCGGATGCAGGCACCAACGCAATAGGCCTTGAGGACTTAATAGATAGCGGCGAAGAGAACGACTTGGTTCGCGCTGCAAGAGAAGGCCGTGCTGCAATAGAAGAGTCTATGGGAGCCGATGCCGCCTATAGAGACCAATGGCTTACCAAGTTTGGCGAGGGCGTTGGCTCGTTTGCATCATTCTTTACTCCCACGGCAGCGGTGCGGCTTGCTGGTCTAGCTGGCAAGGGCATACAAGCAAGCAGAGCAGTTCAGGCTGCCGAGCTAGGAGCCGCTGGCACACTGGCGGCAGGCACAGGTGCTGGTGACCAAGCACAAAGAATACAAGCTGCCCGTGACGCAGGCCTTGATGTCTCTGAGGGGCAAGAAGACGCTGCCATTGTCGGCGGCACTATGGTGGGCTTGTCAGAGCTTGCTACGCCTGTAAGGCTTTTGCGTAGGCTTAGAGGCCTAGAAGCGGGTGATCAGCTACCTTCTGGCATCAGTCAACGTCTTAGGTCAGCCCTGATGTCAGGCACGGTT